CAGCCGTAGTTGCATTAGACCCCGATGCCCTACCTAAGAATTTGCAGTTTGCAAAAGAATTACGTGGTCATGTAAACGATGTTCGTGTACTACGCATTAAAGACGATTTGAAATATCGTAACCCGACAGATATGGAGAAGCTAAATGGAATTATCACTCATTAGAAGTTTAATGAATAAACAGTTCTACGACAATCATCGTGGGGCTAGGTGTCCTGACCGTTTGTTTGGCAAGGATGCTCGTAAGATTAAGCAGACTATTGATTCAGCTATGTCACGTTATGAACGTACCGTTACACCTGATGAAGTAGAGGCACTGTTTATCTCAAACAACCCATCAATGACCACTGCACAGAAGACTGCTTATGCGGCTCTGTTTGCGCAGGTAAAGAAAGAACAGCCGCTTGGTGAAGATGTAGCACAGGAAGTGCTATCTAAATTGTTTCAGCAGGTAGTTGGTGAAGATGTAGCCAACATTGGCTTTGACTTTGTTAATGGTACACAGACGAGCCTAGAACCGTTGCGGCGTTTAATTGAACAATACAATGATGACTTTACCCCTGACCTTAACGTGGAGTGGGATGACATGGACATTGAAACACTGCTTGCAAAGAATGACCTTGAGGCACGTTGGACGTTTAATATTCCTAGCCTTACACGTCAGGTTGAAGGTATCAATGCTGGACATCTTATTGAGATTGGTGCAAGACCAAATACAGGCAAGACATCTTTTCATGCCAGCTTGATTGCATCACCGGGCGGTCTAGCATCTCAAGGTGCTAACTGTATCATTCTCTGTAATGAGGAAGGTAGCCATCGTGTAGGCGCACGTTATCTTACAGCCGCTACAGGTATGACAATGAAAGAGATTAAATCTAATCCAGCAAAGGCTCGTGACTTATACTCACCTGTAAAAGAACGCATTAAGATTAAAGATGCTACAGGACGTGACATGGCATGGGTTGAATCTGTATGCAAAACATATAAGCCTGATGTTGTTCTGCTAGACATGGGCGATAAGTTTGCTCGTACTGGTGGCTTTGCTCGTCCTGATGAGGCACTAAAGGCTAATGCAATTCATGCTCGTATGATTGCAAAGCAATATGAATGTGCAGTCTTTTATATGTCTCAGTTATCTGCAGAGGCAGAAGGTAAGGTTCTTCTCAATCAGTCAATGATGGAAGGTTCTCGTACAGGTAAAGCTGCAGAAGCTGACCTTATGATATTGATTGCAAAGAATCCAATGAAGCAAGACGATGACCCCAATGTTGAAGACCTACAGCGTCACCTCAATGTTGTTAAGAACAAGTTATCTGGGTGGCATGGGGTTGTACACTGCGAACTAGATTACCGTACTGGACGGTATACGGCATGACACAATTAGATTTCTTTTTAGAAGATAAACTAGATGAGTTATGTGAAGATGGTTTAGTCTGTATCAAATGTGACATCAGACAGCCTGTGACTAACTTTCAACAGATGTCCTACACAAAAACTGGTGAGGCTGAAATTAAAAGAACCTGTAGGTCTTGCCAGTCGGGACATCGTAAAGTAATTGCTGAGTTGAGAAAGGAAAACCTGTATCCACAGGAAGCAGACTATGAATGTCCTATTTGTAAACGTACCATTGACGAAGTAAATAAATATGGACAAAAGCTATTGGGGACATGGGTACTTGATCATTGTCACGATACAAATACTTTTCGTGGTTATATATGTAAACACTGTAATGATGGGCTTGGTGGTTTCAGAGATGACTTGACAACTGTAATTAACGCAGTTAAATACCTACAAGCACATAAGGAGAAGTTAGATGAAATTAACACTTGATATAGAAAATACAGTAACACAACGTGATGGTAAGATGCACCTTGACCCATTTGAGCCAGAGAATACATTGGTTATGGTAGGTGTGCTTACTGACCAAGGGCAGGAAGACCTGATTACCTTTGACCACAGTGAGCGTGAGCATACATACCACGGACACAACCTGCTTCAAAAGTGGCTTGACCAAGCTACTATCATCATCGCACACAATGCCGCCTACGATTTGATGTGGCTGTGGGAATCTGGATTTAAATATGATGGGCCTGTGTTTGACACAATGTTAGGAGAGTATGTACTACAACGTGGACAAAAAGAACCATTATCTCTTGAGGCTTGTGCAGAACGCTATGAACTGGATACTAAAAAGCAAGACACACTAAAAGAATACTTCAAGAAGGGTTATAGTACTCGTGATATACCTCACAATGAGTTATGTGAATATCTATCTGCTGACCTTCATGCTACTCAGCAATTAGCTGATAAATTGTATTATCGTCTTAATACAGAAAAGGATGCAGGGTTAATGGAAACAGTTATACTGACTAATCAGGTAGCTGTTTGCCTCGCACGTATATATCAGCGTGGTTTCTCTGTAGACAAAGAAGCATTAGCATCTGTTCGTACAGAATTTGAACAAGAGAAGATTCAACTTACAAACGAACTACAAAAGCAGGTGTCTGATTTGATGGGGGATACGCCAGTAAACTTAAATAGCCCAGAGCAGTTATCTCAAGTTATTTATAGTCGTAAGCCTATTGATAAAGCTATGTGGCAGAATTGCTTTGATCCTTACATGAAAAAAGATGTATTCAAAGATACTGTAAGGGAAAATTCTGAACTTGTTTTTAAAACAAAAGCAAAGCAATGCCCTAGCTGTTATGGTCGTGGTAAAGTTCATAAGATGAAAAAGAATGGTACACCATATGCTAAACCTTCTACTTGCAAGGATTGTGCTGGTGTTGGGTTTCACTTTATACCTACTAATGAAATTGCTGGTCTTCGTTTCTCTGCACCTACAGCTAAATGGATAAGTGCGCATGGATTTACTACATCCAAAACAAACCTAGACATTCTTGAGAGTTTTGCAAAAGAAAAGAATATGGATGAAGCAAAGAGTTTTTTACATAAAGTAAAACGCCTTAGTGCTTTAGATACGTATTTATCTTCGTTTGTTGAAGGCATTGAAACCTTCACAAAAGCGGATGGTAAGTTACACGTCCGTCTATTACAGCATCGCACAGCTACTGGTCGCTTTTCTGGTGCTGATCCTAATATGCAGAATATGCCTCGTGGCGGCACATTCCCTGTTAAGAAAGTATTTGTGTCACGATTTGAGGGTGGTAAGATAATGGAAGCTGACTTTGCCCAGCTTGAGTTTCGTGCCGCCGCATTTTTATCACAAGATGGAGTTGCTATTGAAGAAGTATCTACTGGATTTGATGTACACTCATACACCGCTAAAGTTATTAGTGATGCTGGTCAACCTACGAGTAGACAGGATGCGAAAGCACATACATTCGCGCCACTCTACGGTGCGACAGGTTTCGGCAGAACACCAGCAGAAGCGGCATACTACGAACACTTTACAGAAAAGTACAAAGGGGTCGCAGCTTGGCATACCAGACTGGCTAAAGAAGCTGTAACAACTAATATGATAACTACACCTTCTGGTAGGCAGTTTTATTTTCCTAACGTAACCAGAAGACAAAATGGTACAGTTACAAACTTTACACAGATAAAAAACTACCCTGTGCAGTCATTTGCAACAGCAGATATTGTGCCATTAACACTTTTATATATTGACAAGCAACTAGAAAATATGCATAGTTGCATTGTGAATACTGTACACGATTCTATTGTTATAGATATTCATCCAGATGAAGAGCAGAAGGTAATTGCAATAATAAATGAGACAAACAATAACTTAACAGACTTAGTTAATTCTAAGTTTAAAATACAGTTAAATGTTCCTCTTTTATTAGAAGCAAAAATAGGACCGAATTGGCTTGACACTAAGGATGTAGCGTGATATAACTATGCGTTCAAGACACGAAAGGAGTAAAATTATATGAATGATCTTGTAACAATACACACCGATAATTATGCAGCAATGAACAAGTTAATGGGATTTGCTGCTGATGGAGCGAAGGGTACTAAGAAGACCAGTACATTAAATCGTCTTCGTCTATGGCATCAACCTGTGATGGGTCAAGCTGAAATTAACGGTAAACTAACAAATGTGGAAGTTGTTGAGGGTGGCACATATCGTCTTGAAGTAGTAGAAGGTGAAAATTCAACATTCTATTACAGCAAGAACATAAGTGTTCGTCCTTTTATGCAACGCTTTCAGTATCGTAGATACGTTGCCAATAAAAACCCAAAGCCTAATGAGCCAAAGGGTACATTCCATCGTACAATAATGGATATATCACTTGATGATGATCTTAAAGACAACACAGGTAAATTTAACTGTGGAAAACCTTCTGGATGGATTGAGGATTTCAAAGCACTACCAGCAGATATGCAGGATTTAATTCGTCAGATTAAACGTGTTCGTATTATCTTTGGTATTGTCACTATGAAGGATGCTGTTGATTCGCAGGGTAAACCTGTTGATAATGTCACAACACCTTTCATATGGGAAATTGACAACAAGGAAGCCTTTAAGATTATAGGTGAAGAGTTTGGTAAGTTTACTAAACTGGAACTTGTTCCACCAGAACACGAAATTGTTTTCTCTGATCCAAAAGAAAACAAACTTCCGAATGGATCAAGTTACTTTACACCAATTTGTAAAGCTAACCTGAAAGCATCACACGAGATTGAAGCGGAAGATCACGAGCAGTTTGGAAACTTTCTTGCTTGGGTAAAAAACTTCAATGACTATATCTACAAAGAGTGGGATGCTAAAACAAGTCAGCGTCAAGAAGCAGCTATGTCTGAAGAAGATGTTGATATTGTTGAAGATTTTATTGACATTGAACTGGAAGAAGGAGCAGCATAATGAATCACCCTGCTGAATTGGCGTTGCATAAGTACATGAGTGACGCTGCCAATGGTAATAGTGAAATTTCAGAAGAAACTATTAAACAAATTGGCACTGACATAATGGATGCCTTACGCCGCCAATTCGGTAAGCGTGAGAAAAAAGAATTTAGTTTGCGTATGTCTAATGTTGGTAGGCCAACCTGTCAACTATGGTTTGAAAAAAACAAGCCAGAGGCTGCGCAAACTAAATCAAATAACTTCGTAATGAACATGATGATTGGAGACATCGTTGAAGCTGTCTTCAAAGGACTATTAACAGAGGCGGGAGTAAAGTATGAAGACACGGACAAAGTTACTCTTGATGTTGGTGACGATAGCATTTCTGGTTCTTATGACCTTATCCTTGATGGTGCAGTTGATGATATTAAATCAGCTTCAGACTGGTCATACAGAAACAAGTTTGAATCCTACAGCACCCTTGCCAGCGGTGATGGCTTTGGCTACATAGGACAACTCGCTGGTTATGCAAAGGCTTCTGGTAAAAAAGCTGGCGGCTGGTGGGTAGTAAACAAAGCCAATGGAAAATTTAAATATGTACCAGCTACAGGTATTGACATTGAAAAAGAAATAACCAATATAAAGAAAGCAGTCAAAACGGTTAAGGCTAACGAATTTAAAAGATGCTTTGAGCCTGAGACTGAAACCTTCAGGGGAAAGGAAACAGGAAACAAAGTACTTAATAAACACTGTACATTCTGTGATTTTAAAAATACTTGTTGGCCTAATCTAATTGAACGAGAACAGGTAAAGTCACAGGCTAAGTTTCCTAAAATTGTGCAATACATTGAACTAAAAGAGGAGTATAAAGATGAATGATGACAGACTGGAATTTGATGCTTTATTGGATGAAATTAAAGCTACAGAACAACGCCTTGTTGAATTGCGTAAAGAGTATCGTGACAGAAAAACTGCTGGGTTGCGAGATGCTATTGCAGCACGTAATGAAGCGGATAAAGCAATTCAGGAAGAACTTAAATCTTTAGGGTATCGTAATACAAATTACAGATACACCTTACCATCAATGCTATGGCGTGACATTGCCTAACGCAAAACAATTCAGAGCAGCACGAAAGTATGGCTATCGTAGCGGTCTGGAACTCAAGGTATCTGACTACCTAACAGAACTCAAAGTAGACTTCTTATATGAGCAAGTTAAGATTGAGTGGGAAGACCTTGCATACAGAACCTACACACCAGACTTCGTGCTGTTCAATGGTATCATTATTGAAACAAAAGGTATGTTCACCGCAGCAGATAGACGCAAGCATCTGGCTATACAAAAGCAGCATCCCAAATTGGATATTCGTTTTGTGTTTGAAAGCAGCAGACGCAAACTACGTAAGGGTGCTAAGTCTACATATGGTGAATGGTGTACAAAATATGGCTTCCGATATTATGACCGGATTATACCCGAAGATTGGTTGAAGGAAAAAGGTAAGAACAGCTACCCTAACTTTATAAAGTTTAGCGGTACAAAAATTAAAAGGAGATAATCATGTATAATCCAGAATCATTTTATGTGGAACTAAAACCAATGTTAGATGATGAAAATTCATGGACAGGGGAATTAGAAGTAAATATTGTTACAGACAAAACAAATCCAATGGATAGAGAGAGTATGTTACATCTTATGCATTTGACAAATTTAGTTGCCTGTTGTGTATCTTATATGGATGAAAACCCACAATTTTTAGAGACTATGGAACACTATATGCTTGACAACTCAGATGAAATAGAAGATATTGAGGATAGAATAGCAAAAGTAGAATATACAGATTCTAATGTAGTTAAGTTAAGTTTTGGCAGTAAAACAAAGGGGAACGCATGATGAGACACGAGGAGTTTATGAAAGCTAAAGCTACAGAGGTAGATAGTCGGTGGATGAATACTAAATCTGAGCAAGCTAATAAGCAATCAGATGCAGTAGATATGGTCAACAGTCCACCACATTACAATCAAACAGGTATTGAATGTATTCATGCTATCTCTGCAGCTACTGGTGATGGCTTTAAATATTATCTGCAAGGTAATATTATGAAGTATCTATGGCGATTTGACTACAAAGAAAAGCCTGTAGAGGATTTAGAGAAAGCCAGATGGTATCTGGATAAGTTGATTGAAGAGGTTATGGCAGATGCGAGTTAAAATGTTTATAACTTTTAATATTGACGATGAGGAATACGCTATACCAGCAGATGGACGTGTAGATGAAGAATTAGAAGATGCTTTAGTTGATATTTTACATGACATAGATGGTGTAACAATTAAAACAATTAGAACAGTAATGGAGTATTAAATGAACAATCAGCTACCAACAGACTATCAAAATTTTATTGCCCTCTCACGCTATGCAAGGTGGAAAGAAGATGAACAAAGAAGAGAAACTTGGAATGAAACAGTATCAAGATATTTTGATTATATGGCTAATCACTTGGCTATCAATAATAATTATAAGTTATCTGACAACTTGAGGTCTGAACTGGAAGAAGCTGTATTGAATCAGTCAATCATGCCTAGTATGAGGGCATTGATGACTAGCGGCCCAGCACTAGACCGTTGCCATGTAGGTGGATACAACTGTTCATACGTACCTGTGGATAGCCCACGTGCCTTTGATGAGACTATGTACATCCTTATGTGTGGCACTGGCGTTGGCTTTAGCGTTGAACGTCACAATATTGAGAAGCTGCCTATTGTGAATGAAGAGTTTCATAACACAGACACAGTAATCAAGGTAGGTGACAGTCGTCCGGGTTGGGCTAAGTCACTGAAAGAATTGATTGCTATGTTGTACACTGGTCAGGTTCCTAAGTGGGATGTATCAGAGGTACGCCCAGCAGGTGCAAGGCTGAAGACATTCGGTGGTCGTGCGTCAGGCCCACAGCCATTGGTAGAACTGTTTGAGTTTGTCATACAGAAGTTCAAAGGTGCAAAGGGACGTAGACTCTACCCAATAGAATGTCACGACATCATGTGTAAGATTGGTGAAGTGGTAGTCGTTGGTGGTGTACGCCGTAGTGCATTGATTTCATTGTCTAATCTTAACGATGACCAGATGGCTCACGCTAAATCAGGTCAGTGGTGGGAGAATGAAGGGCAACGTGCGTTGGCTAATAACTCTGTAGCGTACAAGCAGAAGCCAGAGATGGGTACATTCATGCGTGAATGGTTGTCACTGTACGACAGCAAGTCAGGTGAACGTGGTATCTTCAATCGTGAATCATCTAAGAAGCAAGCAGCCAAGAATGGTAGGCGTGATGCTGACCAAGACTTTGGTTGTAATCCTTGCTCTGAGATTATCCTTCGTCCATACCAGTTCTGTAACTTGTCTGAGGTAGTTGCACGTGAAACAGATACGCTTCTCTCTTTGAAAGAGAAGGTACGGCTTGCTACTATTCTG